TTCTGTTAAAGTTAAATTTGCTCGTATCGAAGACCAAGCAGCAACAGGTGATCTGCAAAGTTTAAAGTTGTATCACATGTATCTATCAGCAAATAGATCGCATGAAGGTTGGAATGAACAAAAAGCAAAAGCAAATGGAATAGCAATGTTTAATATATTAAAAGATTCATACGACACTTTTAATAACATATTAGATTGTTAGTTGTATAGAGGAATAATAATTATTTATAATAAAAAATTGGACTAATGAACAAAGAAAACAACATAATACTCTATCAAGATGATAATGAAATAACTCGTGTGTCGGTACGCTTTGCCGATGAAGATTTATGGCTGACGCAAAATCAATTAGCGGAAATATATTGTACGACACAGCAGAATATCAGCCAACATGTGGACAACATATATAAAGATAGCGAACTAAATATAGAGGCAACTAACAAGAAATTCTTGTTAGTTCGTCTGGAAGGTAATCGTCAGGTAAAACGTAACATTGACCATTATAATCTTGATATGATTATCGCCTTGGGATATCGTGTCCAGTCACAGGTGGCTACACGATTTCGCAGATGGGCTACACAACGGCTTCATGAATATATTCAAAAGGGGTTTGCTATAGATGATGAGCGGTTAAAACAGGGAGGAAATCGTTATTTCCGAGAACTATTGCAACGCATCAGGGATATTCGCAGTAGTGAACGTAACTTTTACCAGCAGGTTACGGACATTTATGCCACTGCAACGGACTATGACCCTCGTAGTGAAATGACCAAAATCTTCTTCGCTACTGTGCAAAACAAATTGCACTACGCTGTTCATGAAAATACGGCAGCTGAAATCATATACAATCGCGTGGATAATGAAAAACCTTTTGTAGGAATGACCAACTTCAAAGGCAACTACGTGACCAAAGACGATGTAAAAATAGCAAAAAACTATTTGTCCGAGATTGAACTACAGCGTTTGAATCTGCTTGTTTCCGGCTTCTTGGATTTTGCGGAGTTTCAAGCATTGGAAATGAATCCTATGACGATGAAAGATTGGATAGAAGCATTGGATAATCAGATTATTGCTCATAAACGAAAAGTTCTGATTGGCAAGGGGAACATTTCGCATAAGCAGGCGATTGAAAAAGCAGAAAAAGAGTTTGAAATCTATCGCAAACGCGAAATGGAGCTATTGGAAAGTGATTTTGATAAAGAAATAAAGAAGTTGAAAGACAGTAAATAACATTTGTTATTGTGGTGTGCTATATGGAGTTGAATAATCAGAAATTTTAATTACCTTTGCAGCCAGCTAATCATTCCACTTCTATTTGATGCAAGATGAAGAAGATAGCACGTTACAAATCCATTACCTATTGCCATAAAATGGATTTATAAATCTTTGAAAGATAGGGATATACTATCAAGAAAAAGCATCGTTGCCAATTCGTTACCTCTATTTTAACCTTTCTCTCAAACCTCTTAGAAATAAAGAGGTTATAAAAGCCTTCCAAAATTACAGAAAAAATCTGTAATGCCAAATCATTAGGTCACATTAATTCTTTGCTTATATTTGCGCTGGATGTGCAAATATACACCCCCGTTCACGAGAGAGGCAATGTACATAAAACCAATAAACGCATTGAAAAGCAATGACTTATCAGATATATATCTATACGTTAGCACTGAAAGATGGTTATTATTATGTAGGAAAGACCATTGATCCTGACAGAAGATTTAATGAACACTTTAGCGATAAAGGAGCTGTATGGACTAAATTACACCCCCCTGTTAGTGTAATTGAAAAAGAATCTTTTCTCGTTTCTTCTCTCGAAGAAGAGGACCGTTGGGAAAACCACCAAACTATAAAAATGATGAAAGCCAAAGGCTGGCAAATGGTCAGAGGTGGCTATTGGTGTAATGTGGGTGAAATCGAAACCATAAAGTACCTACAACATTGCGGATATTTTTTAGATATAGATATTAAGGATATTTCATTTAGTAAAAGAGAGTATTACATATATCTTCTTGAATTGGAAAATAACAAATATTATGTCGGCTACTCCCGTTCCTTGAAATCCGCCCTTAAAAGACAGGAAAAAGGTACTGCTTCAAATTGGACTTACATCAATAAACCCATACGGTTATTGAAATATCAGGAAGCAGTATTTGAAAATGGTATTCCTGATATGAATATGGTTAATGAGTGGGTGCTTCAATGCGGTGCTGAATACGGGTATGAGAATGTCCGTGGAGGGAGTTTTAATTTATTGGAGCCGGAACAGCATTTAGGAGCTATACAATCATTCTTACAGAAAAAAGGGAAAGGTGTGAATGTCACTAACTTTAGTAATTACAGCAAACTCTTAGAAGATTATGAGAAAAATAATCCTGAGATAGATTATGATTTGCCACTTAATGATAACGAGCGCATTATGGTTGTTTATGTGCTGGCATTAGAGGATGGTTATTACCATGTAAGCTACAGTAGTAATTTGACAGCACTTATGCAGAAATATGAGAAAGGTAAATATTGCGAATGGTGCAAACTCCACACTCCTGTTAAGCTATTGGAAATTATTCCCGTAATTTGTCCTAAAGATCATTTGGAGATTATTGAGGAACTTGACCCTATTGTTGAGAAATACTTCAACGAGTACGGAGCAGAGAAGGTTAGAGGTGGTAGATTCTCTATCGTAGATGAGAAACTTCACTTGAAGAAAGTTTTTGAAAGATATAAAATTGACGAATGTAAATACATCAGATATACGCAAAAAGAAATGAATCATCTAAAATATGAACGTAAGAAATCACGAAAGACAAACAACTCAAAAGAATAGTTTTTACAGATAAACATTTCGTATTTTCCAACTGCCATTTCTTATGAATTTACTAAAATACAGGCATACTGATTAACTCCAAACGCCCCATTGGTTAGTGAAAGAAAAAATGTCTTATTGATTGTTTTTGTTTTTTTGATGCTTAGATAGTCTGACAAGAGTTTTAGCTATTCTTTCTACCCTTGTTTCATCTGTCTTGGCGGAATAAATCCACTTGACATAATTGTGTTGTTCGTTTTCGTTCAATGAATGAAAGAATTGTTGTGCATCCTGATCTTCTTGTAGGCATAAAAGCAGTTCCTCAGGAATTTCCAGTGGTTCATTGTCCGGATATAAAATGACATGAACATAATCTCCCGCTTGTTTCTTTATCTTTTTCCGTATTTCCGCTTTCACGGAAAGAAGCAGTTGCCCGTTACCCGACGGCATTAAATGGAACTTCTTGATTTCATAACCGTCAATACTGCCGTTTACGATTACCCAACCAAAATGTGAGTGTTTATCCTGTAAAATTTTAGGGATCAGAGCGTAAGTCCACCCACCCTTTCCCGGGAATTTTTCAAGTAGATATTCCTTATCTACCAACGGTTCTTCCTTTATTTTCATAATATCACTCTTTACTTCCATAACTAAAAATTACAAATAATATTTCATCTATATTCAGCAACTACATTATTTAAAACTCATTTCTCTGCATCGGAAAACATAAAAGCCAAAACAGATTCTCAATCATTTAGCCAAACTGTTTTTCCAAGAAATATCCCGGTCACAGACTTAGCGCCCAAGTCTATCATTCTTCGCTTCAACTGTTTAAAACTCTGTCCGGTGGTTAATATATCATCGAATAATATTACGTGCATCCCATTTATATCTCTCCTTTTGATACTCAGATTAGACACCACATCCTTATGCGAAGTACCTTTCATCTGCTCCCGTTCCTCTTCAATCCAGATGGTCTGGAAGCCATCACGCACATTCAACCACTTCGATAAATGATAGCAGAGAACAGGAAATCTTTTCCGTTGCCGTTCCCTTGTAGAAGCAGGAATAGGAATTAGTATCGTCTTTTCAGGAGAATTATAATAAGAAATATTCTTCATGCAGAGAGATACAATCTTAGCCACCAGCATCCCGCAATGTCCTCCCTCTTTGAATCGGAAAATCAAATTACTGATACGCTTTTGATGTACATCTATTTTTTGGATACGTGTAGGATAATAATCATGCACATAGTGGCAAGTACTCCCGTCAATCTCACAACTTCCGGTGAAAGCTGTATCATAAGGATAAAACTCTGTTTCCACTCCACAATCATAAGAGAAAACCAATATATCCTTATACATACTCAATCTTTCCGAAGATTCCGCCCGCCCGATCCAACCAACCGCCCCTCCGGTATTCATCAGCCCAATGCCTATTTCAAGTTGTGTATTGAACGACTGATGCGAAATGACATACCAGTCATAATCCTTACAAAGTCCCGTAAAGTCGCTAAAGCTATCAGATAAGAAATAGAAAAGACCTCCTTCTTTCAGTACAATTACAAATTCACCCTGTGGTTGTCGGTGCAGATAGAAAAATTCCTCACAACTTCCCAACTCATAGCCCATTGGAACTTTATACCCATCTACTACATAGCCAGAATCATATTCAAAAAGCATATTAAAGTCTTCAACCATAAGCACTATATTCTATTTCAATATTTTACGCAAATATACCATCTTGACATCCGAAGGGAAACATCATTCATTATTCTTTTAGCTTCTTTTACCACAAAGGAGTAAACGCACCGATTATAAACAAAGAAACGGCTTTCTCCCACCTATAAAAGCAGGAAAAGCCGTTCAATTTTATGAAAGTCTATTAGTTTACACTTTGCTTTTTACTTATTTGCAGTACAATAGGGATTTGTTGTTCACTGACCCTTCGTACAAGTTGTTCCGTAATCCATTCCCTGAACATGGCGCAAAACGCACTCTTCATACGGAAAGCAAGCATAATAATCATATTAAGATTATAATAATCCAACCATCCATGCTTACCGGGAGCATATTCTATCGGCATATCTTTTCTCACCGCATACTCATGTAATTCACCTTCAGCAAAAATCTTTTTGATTTGTCGTTCAACAGATGCTCCGCCAACATTGAATATATCGGCGATCTCCCGTATATTCATCCAGATGCTCCCATCCTCCGCAGGTCTGAGAGCAATACGAACACCGCCGGAATCCTTTGCTTCTATAATTACTTTTCCTTCGTCCATACTCTATATTCTATTATCATTATGAGTTTAACGCTATTGATTCGAATTCATCTAATTTTCCAGATAATTGCTGCATATCATTACGTATCTTATCATTCGTGATGCGGGCATAAATCTGTGTCGTTTCTATATTCGTATGTCCTAACATTTTGCTGACTGTTTCAATGGGAACACCTTTAGCAAGCGTGACAGTCGTTGAAAATGTATGTCTTAATCCGTGAAAAGTAATATTTTTATTAATTCCGCACAAATCAGCAATCTCTTTCAGATAAGAATTTAACTTTTGATTGCTTAATACGGGCAATAATTCACCTTTAGGTAATTGTCCATCATACTTCTTCAGTATAGCCAATGGAATTTTCAGAAGTGGAACATTCACCGGGGTATCTGTTTTTTGGCGATGCCTCATAATCCATAGCTTACCATCAAACGAGGTACAGATTTCACTTGCTTTCAGCGTCTTTATATCAATGTAACTGAGCCCAGTAAAACAAGAAAAAATAAATACATCCCGCACCTGTTCCAAACGTTTCGTTGGGAACTTTTTCTTCAATATTTTCTGTATCTCCTGTTCGGTCAGATAGCCTCTATCCACCCGTTTCAATCGAATCTTATAATTCATGAACGGATCAGTATAAATCCAGCCGTTATTCTTTGCCATAATAACAATCATTCGGAAAGTCTGCATAAATTTCGCGGTTGTATTCTCATTACATAAACTGACGGTACGCAGATACGTTTCAAAATCTGTAATGAACATATGATTGATTTCCTTCAAAGCAATATCCGTGATATTATACTTTGCTTTCATAAATTCTTCTATCCTTCTATAGCATCGGTCATACTTCGCCATAATTGCAGGCGTTTTACTGATACCTACCAGCTTTTGTGCATCCTCATTATGCTTCTTAAATAGTTCCAAAAGAGTCCGTTGCTTGGCAGTAAAACCCAAGAACGCATTTCTCACTTTCTCCGCTGTAACAAACGACTCATGTACTTCAATATCACGATAGTGATTTTTTAGAGAGGTACGTATATCTTCCAACAAATCATTTAATTGACGTGCTTTTACAGAATTGCCAGCCACTTTTCCCAGTCTCACGTCCCATGCCTTTGGATCCACATTCAATTTTGAACTGAATTGTGTGACATCACCACTTACCGTCAGTCTGACCATAATACAGACTGTTCCATCCTTGTTTACTTGATTCTTTCTAATGTAGAAGAGAATCTTAAATGTACTTTTGCTCATATACTTTGTTTTTTATGTCCGTAACAATGGGGTTATAACTTCCCATTGCAAAGGAACGATTAACAATTAGTTTATGAACGGACATCTAAGAGACAACGAGCGACAAATCAGCAACTTAGCATTAAAATCGTTACTATTTTATTTCGCTCAATTTTCAGTAACGATTTAGTAACACTACTTTGTCCAAACGGGGCATTTTCTTGTCCTTTTCTTGTCTGTCGACAAAACGAAAAAAGTCCCGTAAAACCTTGATTTTACGGGACTTGTCTTAGCTTTTCCACCATTTGTCTTTAGTGTTCAGCGGAGAGAGAGGCTCCCGAACCTACGCTTTCAGAAAATATCATAAAATTGCAAATCATTGATAATCATATATTATCTACAATGCAGAGTAAATCTAAATCTTTCTAAATGCCTTTTGCTATTTCAATTTTTGGGTGTATATTTGGGTGTAGAATTTCAAACGCACCCAATTATGAATATCAAACGTAACATCATTTTTGCATTGGAGAGCCGGAAGAAGAACGGTGTGCCAATCGTAGAGAACGTGCCTATCCGTATGCGTGTCATATACGCAAGCCAACGCATCGAGTTTACAACAGGCTACCGGATTGACGTAGCCAAATGGGATGCCGACAAACAACGGGTAAAGAACGGATGCACCAACAAGCTGAAACAAAGCGCATCCGAAATCAATGCAGACTTGCTGAAATACTATGCCGAAATGCAAAACGTGTTCAAGGAGTTTGAGGTGCAGGAAACCATGCCCACCACCCAACAGCTAAAGGATGCGTTCAATCTGCGGATGAAAGAGAGCAGTGAAGAACAACAGGAAGAAGCACCGATTAGTTTTTGGGAAGTGTTTGATGAGTTTGTAAAAGAGTGTGGCAACCAGAATAATTGGACGGCATCCACATACGAGAAATTTGCAGCGGTGAGAAATCACATCAAAGAGTTCAAGGAGGATGTAACCTTTGAATACTTCAACGAATTCGGGCTAAATGAGTATGTCAATTTCTTGCGTGACAAAAAGGACATGAGAAACAGCACCATCGGTAAACAAATGGGATTTCTCAAATGGTTCCTGCGTTGGAGCTTCAAAAAAGGACATCATCAGAACATTGCATACGACGCATTCAAACCCAAATTGAAAACAACCCCTAAAAAGGTAATATTCCTGACATGGGATGAACTGAACAAACTGAAAGATTATCATATACCGCATGACAAACAGTATTTGGAACGTGTCAGGGATGTCTTTCTGTTCTGCTGCTTCACGAGTTTACGATATTCGGATGTTCGTAACCTTAAAAGAAGTGATATTAAACCCGACCACATTGAAGTCACCACAGTCAAGACTGCGGACAGCCTGATAATCGAACTGAACGACCACAGCAAAGCCATTCTTGAAAAATACAAGGATGTTCATTTCGAGAACCACATGGCATTGCCTGTCATAAGCAATCAGAAGATGAACGATTATCTGAAAGAACTGGGTGAACTGGCAGAAATCAACGAACCTGTACGGGAAACCTACTACAAGGGAAATGAGCGCATAGATGAAGTCACACCCAAATACGCATTGTTAAGTACCCATGCCGGAAGAAAGACTTTCATCTGTAATGCGTTGGCACTCGGAATTCCGGCACCGGTGGTTATGAAATGGACTGGACACAGTGATTACAAAGCCATGAAGCCCTACATTGACATAGCGGATGACATCAGGGCAAACGCCATGAACAAGTTTAATCAACTATAAAAGTATCAATTAGTTTCATAGATTACCACCATTGAAGTATATTTGTATTCTGAAAATATCATAAGATGAGCAACAACGGACATAACATAGAAAAGACGAACTTTGACGCATTTATAAATGCTGTCGGTTCGGAAATACAACAGGCGCAAGTACGGCTGATTACCGCAGCCAATGCGCAAATGCTGTTCCACTACTGGAAAATGGGCAACTATATTCTTTATCATCAGCAACTGCATGGATGGGGAAGCAAAACCATCAAACAGTTGGCAAAGGCTATCCGGCTGAATTTCCCTGAAAAGAAAGGCTATTCGGAACGCAACCTTACCTATATGTGTCAGTTTGCAAGAACATATCCATTGAGAGTATTGCAGAATTTCATTGAAACGGATGCAAAACTAATAGCTCCAAGTGTGAAGAAAATTGAAGATGAAGTACACTACTTAAACGATTCGCAATTTACGCAAGAACCTCTTGCGCAAATTCAATCTACTGGTAACAAGGAAATTACAATCACGCAAGAACCTCTTGCACAAATTCATAATGTTGCTAAAACCGTATCCGACATTTACCGTATGGAAATTAAGGATATAGAAAACGTATTTATGGCATCACCTGTTGCAAAAACCAATTGGGCGAGCCATGTGATTATGCTTAACAGTTCGCTTCCATTGGGTGTAAGCTATTGGTACATGAAACAGTCCGTAGAAATGGGCTGGAGCAGCAATGTTCTTAAAATACAAATTGAAACCAATCTGTATAGCAGACAAATCAGCAACAACAAGGTTAATAATTTCACAGTCACGCTTCCTGCACCGCAAAGCGACCTTGCCAATTACCTTCTGAAAGACCCATACATCTTTGACTTGGCTGGAACTAAGGAAAAGGCAGACGAAAGGGACATAGAAGAACAACTGGTTAAGCACGTCACCCGTTACTTGCTGGAAATGGGAAATGGCTTTGCTTTCGTTGCCCGACAAAAACACTTTCAAATTGGCAACAGCGATTTCTTTGCCGACCTGATTCTGTATTCAATCCCCCTGCACGCATACATCGTAGTGGAATTGAAAGCAACCCCATTCAAACCGGAGTATGCAGGGCAACTGAACTTCTACATCAATGTGGTGGACGACAAACTGAGGGGAGAGAATGACAACAAGACTATCGGATTGTTGCTGTGCAAGGGGAAAGACGAAGTTGTAGCGCAATACGCATTGACAGGCTACGACCAGCCGATAGGCATCAGCGATTACCAGTTGAGCAAGGCTATACCTGAAAACTTAAAATCGGCTCTGCCAAGTATAGAGGAAGTGGAGGAAGAACTGACTTCCTTTCTTGATAAAGATAAGAACCCATAAACCAAGCGTATATGGCAGGAGAAATACAGATTATGATTCCCCAATATGGTGAACTCAATCGGATATACAACGACTTTTTAATCAGCCATACTTTCTCTTTTGACAGGCAGAAATTCATCACGGACTTCTACAAGCAATACAATAACACAAAAGCTTTCGAAGCCGCCATCCTTGAACTGGTGCTTGACAAACCGAAGGAACAATATACTCTAGTTCTCAACAGCCTGAGAACCGAAATAGAGAAAAACATACTGATTTACGAAAAACATCCATTGTTTGATAACGAGGTAATTTCTCGTGTATGCTACAACTTCGCAGGCAGATATGACGCTGATATAAAGGCACAATTGGAGGTTACACAAAAATTAAGCAAGCCTTTGAATGAAGCATACAACAGGTATGATTCCATTGGCTATAGGGTACATACGGCAGCAGAAGAAAAGCAAGCCGAAAAGGAGTATGAACGCTGCAAGGCTGAATATGAGAAGGAAAAAAAAGAACTGGAAAGGCTTTATGAATTGGAAAGGCAGGCAAGAAAGGAAGCTTTCCAATACATTGAGAACTGTTGCGGAGATATTTATAAACTGAGTTTTCATTTTATGGAAATATTGGCAAAATATATTCCCGTAGCAAAAGACAAGCCGGATGAACCGAGCAAGCAAGAGAAACAGCAGGATGCGCCAAAGGAGCAACCCGAATATTTCGATGCAGAATTACTTTCGCTTATTCATAAAGTCTGTGTGGGGGAACAGTTTGAAGATATTGCAACGCAGGACTTTTATGCCAACATGAACCTCTACTCCTGTAAAAAGGAATTAAAAATCAAGGCACGAGAAAAAATACGGGTGTGTTACCTGATATTCCTGATGAGTGAAAGACTGCCCAAACAAGACAGGGATAAATGGAAGAATATAATCCTGAAACAGTTGGATATTGACGAGAACTACTACAAGTCAAAGTACAAGGAACCGGTGTCGGATTTTCCAAGTGACAGTAACCAAAAGTTCGCTAAAGAAATGGACGCAATATTCCGATAATCCGTGATATGTCCTGACATTTTACGAAATCACCACTTTTACCACTCAAATTAATTTTTGAGTGGTATTTTTATTATTTGATATTCAGAGAAATAACAGGATATTCCATTTACACCAACCACATCCTTACCACTCACGCCCCTACCTAATTTTGCATCGTTCGAGAACAGAGATAACAGCCAGTGCGCAGGGCTGATTGTTTAACGGCTAAATAGATTGAACGATGACAAATCTTCAAGAGTTATTATTAAAACCCGTCTGGCAGATGACAGGCGAAGAGTTCATATTCCTGAGCAAGCACGCTTCCGGTCAAACGGAAACGCAACCACGACCCGTTACGGACACAGAAAGAAAATATGTGTACGGAATACTGGGCATTGCCAAACTGTTCGGGTGTAGTCTGCCCACCGCCAACCGTATAAAGAAAAGCGGTAAGATAGACAAAGCTATTACGCAAATAGGGCGCAAGATTATCGTTGATGCGGAACTTGCCCTTGAACTGGCAGGAAAGAAAACCGGAGGACGGAAATAACGGGTGGTATGGCTATGGACTATATGAAAGAGATTAAGGACATATCGGCAGAAGAAGCCGTAATCCTTTGGCAAGCCTCACGTTTGAGCCTGTCGAAAAGTTATGAGAAAGCACCCGAAATCCTCAAAGTGCATGGTTCTGTCATTGGGACATTGGGCAACTTCAGCGCATCCATCGGCAAAGCCAAAAGTAAAAAGACATTCAATGTATCGGCTATCGTAGCCGCTACATTGAAGAATGGCACTGTGTTGCGGTATGTGGCAGAGCTCTCCGACGGGAAGCGGAAAGTGCTTTATGTTGATACGGAGCAAAGCCCTTATCATTGCCTGAAAGTCATGAAACGCATTTTACGGATGGCTGGCTTGCCCGATGACAGGGACAGCGAAAACCTTGAATTTCTCGCTTTGAGGAAATACACGCCTGAACAGCGTATCAGGATTGTCGAACAGGCTATCTATAATACGCCCGACATTGGTCTTGTAATCATAGACGGCATCCGTGACATGGTATATGACATCAACAGCCCCGGCGAATCCACACGCATCATATCCAAACTGATGCAGTGGACGGACGACAGGCAGATACACATCCATACGATACTGCATCAGAACAAAGGGGATGAGAATGCGAGAGGGCATATCGGCACGGAGTTAAACAATAAGGCGGAAACCGTATTGCTGGTGGAAAAGGACAAGAGCAACGGGGATATAAGCAGTGTTTCAGCCATGCACATCCGGGCAATGGATTTCGAGCCTTTTGCCTTTCGCATCAACGACAATGCCTTGCCCGAACTCATAGAGGGTTACAAAACAGAAAGCAAGAAACCGGGAAGACCCGAGGAAGAAAAGTTCGACCCTTACAGGCATATCACCGAACAGCAGCACCGCATCGCATTGGAAGCCGTTTTCGGGCTGAAAGAGGAATACGGTTACAAGGAACTGGAAGATGCTTTAATCAAAAGCTATACGTCAATAGGTGTAAAACTGAACCATCAAAAGGCAGTACCGCTCATCACCATGCTTCGCAACAAACGGATGATAGTGCAAGAGAACGGCAGAAAATACACATTCATGCCCGACTTCCACTATTAACCCGTTACCTGCAATCGCTTCACTTCATTCTGTGGGTCTATATATTAAGGATAAAGCGAAGTGATGCAAGGAATGGATAAACCGCTTCACTTTATTGCCGTATTCTATATATACGACAATTTAGTGAAGTGGTTATATAGACCGTACTTCTTAAAATGGTACGGGCGAAAAGAAAAATAAATCAATTCACCAACTACTCAAACAATTATCTTATGGATATACAGACAGCCAAGCAAATCAGGATAGCAGATTATCTGCACAGTTTGGGATATTCTCCCGTCAAACAACAGGGTATCAACCTATGGTATAAATCACCGTTAAGGGAAGAAACTGAAGCCTCGTTCAAGGTAAATATCGAGCGTAACCAATGGTATGATTTTGCACTCGGCAAAGGCGGCGGCACCATCGAACTGGCGTCACACTTATATGCTACCGACCATATACCTTATATATTGGAACGCATAGCGGAACAGACACCACATATCCGTCCTGATTCTTTCTCTTTTGGCAAGCAGTCATCTTCCGAGCCACGTTTTCAACAACTGGAGATTGTACCGCTTTCTTCGCCTGCCCTACTCTCATATTTGCAGGAAAGGGGAATAAACACGGAACTGGCGAAAAGAGAATGCCGCGAAGCTCATTTCACCAACAACGGCAAACGGTATTTCGCCATTGCCTTTCCAAACATATCGGGCGGCTATGAGATTCGCAACCGTTATTTCAAGGGCTGTATTGCCCCTAAGGAAATCTCCCACATCAGACAGGCGGGAAAAGCGAGGGAAACGTGTTATGTGTTCGAGGGATTTATGGACTATCTTTCATTTCTTACTTTGAGATTGGAAAATTGCCCGAAATTTCCCGAACTGGACAGACAAGATTATATGGTATTGAACTCTGTATCGAATGTGAGCAAGGCTCTCTATCCGTTGGGTAGCTACGAGCGCATACATTGTTTCTTTGACAATGACCGTGCAGGGATGGAAGCACTCCGGCAAATTCGTATGGAATACGGCAGGGATTTATACATCCGTGACGCTTCGCAAACCTACAGCGGATGCAAGGACTTGAACGAATACTTACAGAAACAGGCTGAAAGAAACAGGCAAGTCCAGTCCGTAAGAGAGACGCACACCCAGCCACCGAAAAAGAAGAACGGTTTTCGGTTATAGCCCACTATAACTACACGCTCCGCTTTCGTAGTTGTGGGCTCTCCCGAGGGGATTAGGGCTTTGCCCTAATAACCCACTCAGGGCGTTCA